AGAAGGAGATTGGTATATTAGAGATAGGAAGCTTAATATTTATGCTGCTATTGACTTTGCTTTCTCTCTTCGTAAAAAGGCTGACTATACAGCACTAGTTACTATAGGTGTAGATCACCTAGGTAATTATTATGTACTCGATATTGATAGATTCAAGACTGATAGGATTGTAGAATACTATGACCATATAGTAAAAGCTTGGGAAAAGTGGGGATTTAGAAAGATTAGAGCTGAGGTTACTGTAGCTCAACAAACAATTGTTAAAGAACTAAAAGAGAGTTACCTTAAACCGAATGGTATCCCCCTTTCTATTGATGAGTTTAGACCAACAAGATCATTAGGCGATAAGTATGAGCGTGTAGCTACAGTATTAGAACCTAAGTATGATAATTTACAGATTTGGCATTATAAAGGTGGTAATTGTCAATCACTAGAGGAAGAGTTAGTAATGGCACATCCTCCTCATGATGATATTAAAGATGCATTAGCAAATGCTATATCTATTGCAATGATACCTAAGCAACGAGTAGGTGCTTTTTCAATAGGTAAAAATATAGTTACGCATAGCCGCTTCGGTGGCGTTTCTTACTAAGGAAAAATTATGGCAGGAAAAGTAGCACAATTTAGAGAATTAGTAAACAGAGACTCCCTTGCTAGAAGATTAGCAGGTCTCTATAATAATTGGTGGATTCAACGTAATGATAAAGAAATAGAATGGAGAGAACTCCGTAACTATTTATTTGCTACTGACACTACTAAAACTACTAATAGTAAATTACCTTGGAAGAATAAAACTACTCTCCCTAAACTTACTCAGATTAGAGATAACTTGCATGCTAACTATTTAGATGCCCTATTCCCTAATGATGATTGGTTAAAATGGGAAGGGTTTGATTTAAACTCAAGTACTCAGAAAAAACGAAAAGCTATTGAGGCTTATCTTAAGAATAAACTAAGAGAGTCTAACTTTAGAGAAACTGTTGCTCAGTTAGTATATGACTATATTGACTATGGTAATGTTTTTGCTGATGTGGTATATGTAAATGAAAGTCATATAGATAAGTATACTGGTGAAGAAATTACTACATATAAAGGTCCTAAACTAGTAAGAATCTCTCCATTTGATATTGTATTTAACCCAACAGCTGTATCATTTAAGAGTTCTCCAAAGTTTACTCGTTATGTTAAATCAGTAGGTGAGTTAAAGAAAGATCTTAAAAATAGACCTGATCTTAACTATGATGAAGCAGCTTTTGAGAAGGCTATCAATGTTCGTAGAAATATTTCTGCCTTTAAAATGGAAGATATTAATAAAGCAGAAGGTTTTCTTGTAGATGGGTTTGGTTCTTTACAAGAGTACTATCAATCAGGTTTAGTAGAGATTCTTGAATTTGAAGGAGATCTATATGATGAAGTTAATGGAGATCTTTTAGAAAATAGAATCATTACTATTATTGATAGATCCTATGTTATTCGTGATATTGAGAATCCATCTTGGTTAGGTACTGATAGTAAACATCATGTAGGTTGGAGAGAAAGACCAGATAACCTTTATGGTATGGGTCCTCTAGATAATTTAGTTGGTTTACAGTATAGAGTAGATCATTTAGAGAATCTAAAAGCTGATGCAATGGATTTAACAATTCATCCACCAATGGTTGTTAAGGGTGATGTAGAGCCTTTTGAATGGGGTCCTGAAACTACTATTCATATCCCTGAAGATGGAGGTATTGAAATGCTACCTCCTAACTCTGCTGCTTTCCAAGTTAATAATGAGATTGGTGCTATCTTAATGATTATGGAAGAGATGGCAGGGGCTCCTAAAGAAGCTATGGGCTTTAGAACTCCAGGTGAGAAAACAGCTTTTGAAGTACAGCAATTACAAAATGCAGCTGGCCGTATATTCCAACATAAGGTTAACAAGTTTGAAATTGAATTCCTTGAACCTATTCTTAATACGATGCTAGAAATAGCTAGACGTAATATGGATATGGTAGAACTTGCTAGAGTTATGGATGATGATCTTGGAGTTATGGACTTCTTATCTATTACTAAAGATGATATTACTGCTAAAGGTAAACTACGTCCTCTTGGTGCTAGACATTATGCAGCTAGAGCACAGTTAGTACAAAATATGTTAGGTGTATTTAATAGTCCTATTGGACAAATGATTGCTCCTCATATTTCTGCTAAACGTCTTGCAAGTATGGTTGAAGAGTATATGGGCTTTGAGAAATATGCATTTATTAAAGATAATGCTGTTATATTTGAACAAGCTGAGACTCAAAAACTACTTAGTGAAGTTCAGCAGTCTATGGCAACACAACAAAATACTCCTATTGAAGAGGATCTTTTAAATGCCCAAACTCCTGGAATGTAATTAGTACTTGACTTTTCGTCAAAACTATGTTATAATTATTCTATGGATTTAAAATCTGAAAAAGCTAAAAGCTTATCAAAACAAGAAGTTTTAGATTTACTTAAAGCGTATATCACTGACCAAGTTGAATTGTCTAGACGTAAATGTGTAGATGAAGAGAATTTCTCTCTTCCTTCTTGGGCTGAATATCAAGCTTATCAATTAGGCTTCCAAAAAGCATTTCTTAAACTTCAGTCTTTATTACCTGACAAAGGAGAAAAATAGTGTCTGAAGACAATAAAATTACTGAGCCAAGTACCAACGCGGATCAGAACCAAGATAACCAACAACCACAATTCCAGATTCCGACAGAAGCTGCTGATTTTGTAGGTGATGGTAAAAAGTACAATTCTGTAGAAGATGCGTTAAAATCAGTACCACATGCTCAAAAGCATATTCAAACTCTTGAGTCTGAACTTGCTGCTGCTCGTGAGGAACTAGCTAAACGTAGAACTACTGAAGAACTACTAGATGAAATTAAGTCTGGAATTCAACCACAGGCAACCCCTGCTGGAACTGAATTTGATCAAGATAAATTATTGCAATTGGTTGATCAAACTCTCGAAGTTAAAGAGAGACAGAAAACAGCTAAGTCTAATGCTGATACAGTAGCTTCTAAGTTTACTGAGAAGTATGGATCTAAAGCTGAAGAAGTCTATAACTCTATAGCTAAAGAAAGTGGATTAACTGTACAACAATTAAATAACTTGGCAGCCAGTTCTCCAAAGATTGTACTAAAACTTGCTGGTCTAGAAGGTACATCTGCTCCTGTAGCAGGTAAGCCAACTAGTTCAGTTAATACAGAAGCTCTTAACCAAAAGGTTGACCCAAATCAGTTATCTGCTAGGGTTAAACAAGGAGCTACTACAAAAGACTTAGTCAACGCTTGGAAAATAGCTGGTGAAAAAGTTAAATTAAATTTATCACAACAATAAGGAAAAAACATGTCACAATTAACTAGTAATACCACTGCCTTTATTGAGGCACAACAGTATTCACAGTTTATTCTTGATAATTTACATGATTTCTTACTACCTGAAGGTATGTGGAGAGATGTATCAGACTTCGGTTCTGGCACTACTTTAAACATTAAAACAGTTGGTACAGTATCAATTCAAGACGCAGCTGAGGATACACCATTAAACTTTAGTCCTATCGACACAGGTACTATCACACTTGCTATCACTGATTACGTTGGTGATGCATGGAAAGTAAGTGATGACCTCCGTGAAGATGGTGCTCAAGTAGACTCATTAATGTCTATGCGTGCAATGGAATCAACACGTGCTCTTGGTGAAAACCATGAATCACGTTATTTAGCCGTAGCTAATGCAGCTCAAACTGCAGCTAACGTTAACTTAGTTAACGGTCGTCCACATCGTTGGATTGGTGGCGGTGCTGGTGTTACAACTCGCGTTATGTCATTATCTGACTTCATTGCTATGAAATTAGCATTTGATAAAGCTAATGTACCTACAGCAGGTCGTATCGCTATTGTTGATCCAATCGTTGAAGCAACATTAAACAGCTTATCTAATCTAGTTAACGTATCTAACAACCCAATGTTTGAAGGTATCGTTACAGAAGGATTTGCTAAAGACCACAAGTTTGTTAAAAACATCTTTGGTTTTGACATTTGGACTTCAAATCGTTTAGCAGTTAAGACAGCTACAGAGGCTATCAATGCTTCTTCATATGGTTTAGCAAATACAACAGCTGCGGTTGGTGACGTTGCTAACGTATTTATGAGCGTAGCTGATGACTCAACTAAACCAATCATGCATGCTTGGAGACGTGCTCCCAAGACTGAAGGTTGGAGATCTGAAGAAGAGCGTGCCGATAAGTATCAAGTAACTACTAGATTCGGTTTCGGTGCCCAACGTGTTGATACACTTGGTGTTATTTTAACTAGCGGATCTACATACTAAGGAGAAATAACATGGGTTTTGAAATCGACAGCAAGAGAAATGTAACACAGTACTACGGTGTTCGTACTACAAATGGTAAGTTAGGTGCAGAAGTTTGTGATGACCTTGTAAAATGGGCTATCTGGGACTTTGATTATAATGATCTTCCTAACTATGGTGCAACTAACCTTCAATATGTTATCCCTGCTAATGCGACTATCGTATCTGCAGAGTTAATTGTTGACGTAGCTTTCACATCAACTTCTACTACTACTGACTTAGACATCGGTCTATACACATCAGCTGGTAGTGCAATTGATGCTG